TTGATTCTCCTGTTGTATTAGCAAGTAAAGCATCTTTACCGATTGCTACGTTAGATGCCCCTGTGGTATTTGCTGTTAAAGCCCCTTTACCGAGTGCTGTGTTAGTAGAACCTGTCGTGTTTGCAGCTAAAGCCGATGTACCCAAAGCAGTATTTGATGCACCTGTAGTGTTTGCATTTAAAGCAAGATATCCAACTGCTGTATTGTTATCTGCGGTAGTATTATCACCAAGAGCAACGTGACCAATCGCAGTATTATTACTACCTGTAGTGTTTGTTGTTAAGGCTTGTTGCCCCATTGCAACATTTGAAGCACCAGTTGTATTTGCACCTAAAGCATTATGACCTACTGCGTTATTACCATCGGCAGTCGTATTAGCATCTAAAGCACCTGAACCTACTGCAACATTTGAAGTACCTGTAGTGTTTGCTCCTAAAGATGCGTAACCTACTCCTGTATTGCTATCGGCTGTAGTTGTTGCGTCTCCTGATAAAGCACCTACAAATGTATTGTTTGCTCCTGTAGTTATTTCTTTACCAGCATTTCTACCTATACCTGTGTTGTAAATAGAAGTTGTAACTTTTTGTAATGCTTGATAACCAAATGCTGCGTTGTTGCCACCTGTAGTAGCTGCATTTAAAGCACTTTTACCAACAGCAGTATTATTTGTTGCAGTTGTATTAGCTTTTAAAGCTTCAAAACCAACTGCTACATTACTGTCACCAGTAGTTAAAGCTTCAAAAACATCTACCCCTAAACCAGTATTATTATCAGCAGCATCAATAGTTCCTGTAGTCGTATCCCCAATCATTATGGAGCTTGTGCCAAAAGTCTTACTGGTTATACCATTAACAGTTGCGCCTCCAGAAGAAGTGCCTATATTTAAACTAGCAAAAGCGTCAGCTACTGCCGCTCCACTACCAGCACCGTCTAGGTATACCCCTTTAGTCTCACCAGCAGCTATAGTTACGTTAGCTCCAGAACCTTGAGAAATTATTATGTTTTGAGATCCGCTTGTTCCGTTCTCTATGAATTGCACCCTTTTCATAGTGTTTGGGCCAATTGTAATAGTACAAGCCGAATCTAATGTGCCTGTATATTTGAGGTACATAGCTCTACCAGCGTCAGATGCTCCATCTGCAACTGTAGTAGTATGTGTATCTGCGTTAGTTGTAATTGCTTCTGTGCCGAAGCCTAAAGCTTCTCCAATCAACTCCAAATTTGTATTTGTCGTATCGCCCCAAGTTCCTGACGCGTCACCTGTCGCCATTTCATTAAGTCTTAAATTGTTTACGTATGAGCTTGCCATAATTTATATCTCCGCTTTGATTATATTACCTTTTCTTTGCATAGTTAAGCAACTTCTTCCCATCCTGGATTTTGTGAATCTGACACTGAACTCCAGGTTGGATCCTGTGTATCTGTTACTCCTGTCCAACTAGGATCTTGTGTATCATCAACTAATCCCCAAACAAGTATTTGACTTACTGCTCCTGTAGCCGTAACGCCTGTTAAAGATACAATTCCTTGTGCATTTGTGCTTAATGTTCCTACCGCACCAGTGGCTGCAAGTCCTGTAATACTTACATTGTTTACAGTAAGAATAGTTAGACTTGAAACTGCTCCTGTAGCGGCAACACCTGTAGGAAATACGTTAGCGTCACATGTTACGGTCTCATCGCCTAGTGATATTGTAGAAGCTGTGCCTGAAACACCTGTTAAAGCAGCACCAGCAGTAGCTACATTACCTAGTGCTGTTGTGCCAACTACACCTGTTTCTGTAACATTGGCATCGGCTTTAGTGGTTACCGATCCTAGTAAACCTGTTCCTGCTAATCCTGTTAGAGAAGCCTCTCCTTGACCAGACGCAGATACGCCCCCTAATGAAGTAGTGCCAGCTAAGCCTGTTACAGCTACATCACCACCAGCGGAAATAGCTACGGAACCTAGTGCTGTTGTTCCTGCTAACCCTGTTTCAGTTACATTTGCAGCACCCGTGGCTGTAAGAGAGCCAATCGAAGCTGTACAAGTAACACCTGTTTCAGTTACGTTTGCGTCACAAGATACTGTTTCTGTACCTAACGCAGAAGTACCTGCAACACCTGTAAGGTTTACAGCTACATTAACTATAGCGGGCTGACCCCAGGGACCCTCGCCCCAGCCAGCTCGACCCCAACCTGACATTTAGGGTTACGCTATTCTTATTACCGCGTTACTTGCGTCTGCTGCTGGGAATTGAATAGTAAAGCTTCCCGCAGTTGATGTCTTGTCCCCACCAAAATCAAACACCGCAACAGCTGGGTCACCCGATGCAGAATCGTTGTAAATCATACAACCTCTTGCTGTGACTGTTGCTGTTCCAAATGTAAGATCGGCAAAATCTGTGAACGCTGTGGTTCCAGAAGATGTTGGATTAACATTTGTTAACGCTGCTCCGCCAGATGTGTAATTAGTTCCACTAGCTTGGTTAGTTGTAGTAAACGCTGTAGTAGATGCACTCATAGTTGCAGAGCTTGTATATAACGCCAGCTTAAAAGTGTTGCCACCTGAAGCTAAAAAATTGTGTTTGCCTTCAAGTAATTCTTTTTTAAATGAAGTACACATTGCTTGTGTTATAGCCATTATAGTCTCCTAATAATATTAGCTAGGTCTTTTTGACCTTGTTTTTCTAATTCATTACATATTGTACAAACGTGGTTTTTTACAGCCTCGCGCATATAATAAGTAATAATGTGTTTGCATGCTTCTTTAAAAGCATGTGCTTGTGCCCTAATGGGTGCAGGGGCAGTGTCGCTAATGGAAACTAATCTATTAGTAGCCATTTCTGCAACTTCTTCTACAGTGTGCCCTCTGTTATTCGTTGTAGTAACGTTAAGATTACCAACTTCTGTTTCTGAATCAAGTGAAAACATTAATATTCCTCTGGTTCTGGTGGTAAGTCATTTCTATCTATCATCCCTATAAAAGTTTGTTCTTGTTTTATTATATCAGACCATTTACAAACGCCCATCTTACCTTTATCCATATATGTAACAACAGGGTCTTCCAATCTGTGGTAGCCATACAACTTCTCTTTTGTAGGAATATCTGTCTCAAGTAAATTAGATCTAGGAGCTACCGACACTTCTATATTATTTTCCATACACTTTGCTAACCAAAACTCACAGCAAGCTTTCCCTGATTCTGCAAAGTGCATATTTGTTTTGTAAGTGAAGTCTACGCCAAACACTGTCAAATGACTTACTTTGTTCCATAACGCAAAAGCTATAGCGTAAGCAACTGTGTTGTTAAAGTAAGCGCATCCTAAATCACCTATCAAAGGGCCTAATGGAAACTCTTCCGCCGCTGGTACGCGCTTGTCTAACTCGCATGTATAAATTGGGTAGTCTATCTGCGGTAGATACTTTCTCATAATTTGAGTCATGCTACCTGCGTCTTCTGTGTCTAAAAATCTAGACATAGGGTCTAGTATGAAAGCTCTATCTACCTCTGGAAGTACACTTACCATAGCGTTTATAGCCCACACTTCATCAAAAGCTAAACTGTGTGTCCTGGACAAATGGTAATCTATTTGACTTTGACCCATTGCTACAAGCGCAATGTTCTTACCTTCCAACTCTGGAAGAGGCTTTTGTAGCATTAGGTGATAGGAATACGAACTTGGTCGTACCTATATTGACTTTGTGTCCCTGCTCCCTCTGCAGTATTTTTTAATCTAGCCAGAGCGTCCTCGAACCTCTGATTGTATAAGCCTGTTTCTGCTGGGTCCATTTTTAAGAAAATAGAAGCTTCTGTTAAAGAAGCATACAGTAAGGCTATAGGTGCATTTTCTGACAACCACGTTTGTCCACTATCTCCAGCTGCGGTTAAAGAAGCTGGTCTATAAAAATAATGAAGTTCAAATGTGTAATTGCTATCAGGGGTAGGTGCGATAATAAAACTGTCGCTATCAAATTCTGCATAATATTTTGGTCTTCCTGTTACAGCTCCTGTCGTGGTCGGCTTATATGACCTCATAAAACTAACTTGTTTCAAATTAAGGTAGTGATACGTGTTGCTATCTATTACAGCTAAACTGAAAGGAGCTAAAAAATCTGTAGGCATCCCTAAATAAGGCGTATCCGAAGTGGCTGTTCCAGTTACATTCTTTTTAAAGTTATCTAACCAAACGCCCTTTAAGATTCTTTCTTCGGCTTGTTCAATTATTATATTTAGATTATTTACAAACGTTGTTTCAGAACTATCTACGTAGTCCTGTATCGCTGTTTTTAATCCGCTATATGTAAATCCTGCCATTGTTAGGTATTTATTTGTCCACCCATACCTGAGTGATTAGTACAGTAATAGTAAAGTGTTGGAGCTCCTGATGCAACTTCTATCTGGGTGTATGCACCAGAGCTGCCTGGTGTTCCAGCAGTAGTAACTCCAGTAGTATATTCAGATCCGCCCGCATGTGTTCCATTTGCGGTGGTTGAAAACCTTAACGGATGAGTGCTATTTGTACTATCAGATTGATCGAATCTATATATCTGACCTTCTGTCAAACTTAAAGTAGGACTAACTGATCCATCTACGTAGAATTTGTTACCTGTTCCATAAGAGTTAGTTCCTGTGGCTACAGTAACTGTGTAACTAGTGAACGAGGAAGCTGCTCCTGTTGCTGTTACAGAGCCTACGCTTCCTGTCCCAGTTAAGCCAGATACTGTACTTGAAGAATCTGGAACTGCTACTGTGGCTGAATTTATTGAACCAACTGCTGCTACACCTGTAACAGTAGGAATAAAAGCAGTACCCGCCGTAGCCTTATCTCCGCCTCCTGTAGTATCACCTGTAGTAGCTGTTCCTGTTGACGTGAAACTATACTCGTTAGCATCTACTACTGTTATTGCATAGCCATCTGATGATTCAAGCACGGTGGTAGAAACACCATCTACGGCCTCTGTGTTTCTGAATCTAACTGTGTCTCCAGTGGTTCTACCGTGTTTGAACTCTGTAACCGATATTACCGTGTTCGCACCAGCAGCTCCTGTTCTAAATGGATTTAAAGGCAGTAA